CCTTCATCAAGTTCTTCTGCTAAGTTGGCATTGAATTCATCGTCACCTACTTCTTTACCAGGAACGATTGTAATTTCCATACTACCGTCATCCAGAGTTACACTATCAGGATTTTCAATCTCAATACTTAAGTCGGGTGCGCCTGCTGCTAACTCTTCTATACCTTGAGGAGCTTGTGATAAACTTTTATCCATATTAATTGCCATAATTCATTTCCTTATAACGCGTATAATTTCTTTTGAGAACTGCTTCTAAATCCTGGTATATCTTCTGGTTCATCACTTGGTAGACGTATAAAGCCACCTTGTCTAAACCGCATCAATGCTAGTGTTGTGCTATCAACCAAGTCATCATTCGCACCACTAGGAAAATCATTACACTCTTCAATTACTTCATGAGCCCATCGTCTATCGGGAGCCCACACTATACCACTTCTAAACAAGTCTGACACTGCATTCACTCGACTTATTTTATCTTGCCCTTTACCCGGTGTGAACTCACCGACAGGAATGCCCATGCGTCTAAACTCTTGATAGAGCGCCGCACCGTTAGATTTCTTTTCCACTAAGAATGCATCAGGTTCCCACTCTTTATACTCTTGTATACAAAGCTCTTTAAGCTCAGGGAACTCTAGTCGTTGCTTAATACTATTTAATAGTATTATATTATAGTTATTGGTTTCTTCGTTAAAAAAGACGCCCCATGTAGTCAATGCGTTATAGTCCGCACGGTTATTAGCTTCTTGAGCCGCGTCTAGTGTCATGATTGTAAATTCACAACTAGGTGGATCTTCCCCTTCCCATATCTTCCACCACTCTCTTTTAATCAGCGCACCTTCTTCTGATACCGGGTTTTGTAAGTATTGTGAGTTCCAATACCTAATATCAAGTGCTGCCTTCTTAGCTTTTAATTCTTCTAGTGGCCAGAACTCAGGCCATAAACTTCGTTCTTCTCCGTTCTTATCCGTCAATATTGCTGGAAATTCTACGACCTCCCAGTCATCTACTTCTTCATTCTTAACCATCTGGTTCACAATCTCGCCAGTCAAGTCAAGCTTAGACCACCTTGTCATTACTACGATGATCGCGCCACCAGGCATAAGACGCTGTAAAGGGCCAGACTGAAACCACTCCCAAGCAGGCTTAAAAACGTCAGGTCGTCCAAGTTTAGCATCTTGTTCAGAGTGTGGGTCATCAATGATAAACAGATCAGCCCCGCGACCAGCGAGGGCACCACCAACACCAATAGCGAAATACTCTCCATTATAATTTGTCCCCCATCGTGATGCTGATTTACTATCAGCCTGTAGTTCTACCTGTGGGAAGATATCTTTGTAAGCATCACTACCCACCAAATTTCTAACCCGACGACCAAAATTAACAGCAAGGTCAGCCGTATGCGACGCCATAATAACTTTCTTATGAGGGTATTTCCCAAGGAACCAGGCAGGAGCAAGATAAGAGATAAGCTCACTCTTCCCGTGCCGCGGAGCAATATTAACAATAACTCGTTTCTTCTTGCCTGCCGCAATCTCTTCAAATATCTTAGCCAACCGCCTATGATGCTCTCCTATCATGTAGCCTGGGTATACGTGTGTAATAAAATCTAAGAAGCTATCCTTGCCATGCTCTTGTACCCAATTCTTCTTAAACACTCTTAACTTCGCTAGCGCTATTCTTTTCTTGTCATCATCCAGATGTGGAATGATCTGCATTAACTCCGCTGCTTTCTCTGGGGTTAACCTTTCTTCTTCCTTAAGAATCAGTGCCATCTGTATTCTCTTCTACTTTATCCTCAATCACTTCAGCATCTATCGTCTGTGCTGGTTCCTTCATGAGTCCTTTTTGCTTGAAGTCGTTTAACATGGTGAGTAACTCTTTCTCAACCTCTTCCATACTCTCTACCTTATGCGTAACCTCGGTCTTCTTCTTAAATGCATCAACACCGTCAACCTCGCCTAACGCTCTTAACGCGGTTGTCTTTTCTTTTGGATTCGTTGTACTCTCTATCACCTTGATTAAGTTGTTAACCACGTAGAGTTTGTAATCAGCTAGTTCTTTTGCGAGTAGTACCTGTGTCTGAGCTACCATACCTGCACAAAATGCCATCGTAGGATCAGTGTAGTTACCATATTCAGGTTTGAAGTTGGGATCTGTCATAACTTTTTTAACGAAGTCGACTGCTTGTTGTTGTTCTTTCGGGCTAGCGTCAGGAATAGGTTCACCTTTTAAATCTGCTATGGTCTTAACCGTCTCAACTCTAACCTGTAACTCTTCTTCCATACCTAGTTCTGGCATAGCATCTTTAGCATTTTTAGGCAAGGGGACGTCCTCCTCGATGTTGGGCATCATAATTACGTGAGAGACGTCGTGATCAGAGTTATCTGATTGATTTTGTTGACTGTTTAGGTCGTTCATGTGTCGCTGTTACACCTTTGAATAGAATTTGCAGCTTATTTATGGATTGTAACATAGTTTTTAAGAAAAAGAGGTAGAATAGCTATATGAAAACCACACTTACCAAGAAGAACTTAGAAATTTTGTACAACATGGCGTGTAAATTACCACCCTTTAATAGACTTCCTATGCCTAAGTCAGACAAAGTTAAGTTCCGTGTTATTAAAAACCCTACTATATATGGTTGTTTTGACGAAGTAGACATGGCAATTGAAATAAGTTCTGGTTCTTGTGGTCACTTCATTACTATTTTCCAAACTCTCCTTCATGAAATGGTTCACTTAGCTCTCTATGTTCGGGGCGATGATGACTTCGATCAACACGGGGCTAAATTCATGCGTATTAAAGATGTTTACTCCGAGCTTTACAACTTCGATCCTAAAGCTATCTAGTTTTCATTCGTTTTACCTTTTCCTTTCTTTTGAATGAAACCCTGTAAAGTTTTACTTTACCCTTACTTTTCACATTTTTTTATAGAAATTTTTTTTCATGACCCTTTTTATTTGGTACCCGGGGTGTTTCTATATTTGACTTTTTTTCTGACCATTTGCGTTGGGCTCAATGTATGGCGAGACGGGACTCCTACTTTGTAAAACGGGGTGGTACGGGGCGGGTGGGGTTCGTAGTATGGGTACCTAGTCCGCCAAGTTAAAACCTAGTCCGAACGAAGTCCACCGCGTCCACGTTGTCCGCCTCGTTATAACCTAGTCAAACCCCGTCCACCTAGTTCGAACCTCGCGCACCATGTTGGTGCATAATAACCAAGTGAACGAAGTACCATGTAAGTCCTTGATTTTAAACATGTTCGGATTGTTCGGACGCGGTTTGACGTTGTTCACGTCATAAGTCATTGATTTATAAGGTTTGTTCACGTTGTTCACGTTGTTCATGCCAAAATATAGGACAAAGGGAAAGGAGTTTGACGAAGTTTAGAGATCGTTCACTTCGTTTATGCGGTGCAATCTTCTACCCCCTTGTCCTATCTTTTCAGTCCGAACACATGAACAAACATCTAATAATAATAATAATAAATAATATAATATATATAAATCAAGTACTTACAAACACACACAACCTCAAAAAAGCCTCGTTCACTTCTTTAAAGTCAAATAGCAAAACCCGAACAATCCGAACACGTTGTTTTTAAAGGGTTTTTTAACACCTAGCAAGAACCATGCCAATCATTGTCAAATATTGTTTGACTATAAAAACCAATTCGAAGTAAAATCATGGACAGCAACACGAAACACCTTTTTTAACTTGGTTATACCTTATATATGGAGAAAAACTTATGAACATGAAACGCAGACCAACCCACGCAACACCGCAAGAACTCATTGAACTACTACCCTATATTCATTATTTCAAATGGGACAAAGTCAGCAAGGATTTAATCGAGGACTACGCCAAGCCAAACGCGTTTGAACGTGACGGACTTCTATTTATATCTAGCGAGGACACACTGAACGCCGATCTATTTGTTTATGACACTTACGGGGAAGTCAGACCGACCGAACCAATCCACCCGACTTTAATCGAGTGGGCAGACAGACTAGGCACATATTGGGAACAATACGACAACGCCTCAATCGTTTTAAACCCCGACGACATCAAGCCAACATTGTTTAGAGTGATAAGAGCGCAGAACGACAAGTTTAAAAAGCACGAGGTCACACTATGACACTCGAACACCTACGCCCTCAAATTAAGAGGGCTTTAAATAACCCCGACGCGCTTTCAACTTCCGAGCGCGTCATTCTTTCAACCTTGCTATTCAATAGCACTTACGAAACCGCGTTTAAACTCCGCCTATCAATTCGGCAGATCGAAACCGCGCTCAACGACTTTAAAACTAAACTCACGAAAGGCACAAAATGAAAACGATCAAGCAAGAAATTTATTTTTACATTGACGAGGACACAGGCGAAAAAATTTACGACACCGAACTTATGCTTGAAGAATTCCAAGACAAATTAAACGAACTAACAGGAGAACCAACACTATGAAACCCACCCAAGCACAACAACGCCATGACCAGATCGAACTACTACGCAACCAACTCCGCCCATTAAAAGCCTACGAGGTTATGAAACCGACCGCGCAGAGTGTGAACATTATCGACGGCACAATAAACGGGCATGGAGTGAAATTCACTTTCTTTTATCAGCCAACAAAGGCGGACATGGCAAACGCGCACCACGCGACAAAGAACCTAGAGAACAACCTACGCGACGGCGTCGCTATCCGCAAAGCACACCTTTTCAGCCTAGTAGAAAACGACATAACAGAATACACCGACATTTTAACGATCAACTCGAAAGACTTGGAAGAACTAAAGGAGGAACGTATTGAAAATGAATAACACAATCCAACAAAACAAAACGGGTGCGGACTACAAACGCATAATAGAAACTATGCACAACTTGAACACGCCTCGCACCCCTAGCCTTATTAAATACAACGAGGTCATAAAGACGTTTCAAACAAGCGACGGGCATTCAGCGCGACTACCTTTATTTTGGGCGAACGCCAACGACTATGCCCGCATGCACCACGAGCAGACCAACTACCGACACAACAACGTCCGCCTCTTTTTAGAGTATCAACTCGAGAAAGACGACAAAGCCAAACGCCAACAACTCCGCAAAGATAGGTATTCACGCTCGGACTATTACCGACTAGGCGGGACGGACGCCTATTATAAAATCAACGG